TCATACAGATAACCAAGTGCAAAAAGCACCGCTGTTCGGGTTGTATCCTCAAACCTTGTGAATCGTTCCTCGTCCATACGCCCAACATCTTTTACAAGACATTTTGCCGTATCAAGAAGAGAGAGGATGAGCTTGTCATCCTCCTCATAATCGACACGCAGGTAATTTTTCGCTTCATCCAGTGTAATCATCACATCACGCCTTTGCGGTAGAAGTGCCCTTGATTGTCAGCGTTTTAACTGCCTCGGGAAGAATCAGCTTGCCGTCTACACGCTGGGAGGCGAGGAAACCGACCTGACCGTTCATCGCAAACAATTCATTCAGACGCTTAAGAGAACGTCCCTGTCTGTCGGCAATCCAGTAATAGCTGAAATCACCGAAAGCGATAGCTTTACTGCCTGCATCGGGAGTGGGTGCATAGACGGAGGTCACATAGGGACGATTGAGAATTGTGTCGGGAACACCGGCAGTCACAGACGGCTGCCAGATGTACTGACCATTGCTGTCTTTCACCTTGCGGAGAGCCTTGACGGTCTGCTCATTGAGAACCCAGACCGCCTTCTTGCGGTACGTACTCTTGAGGGAGTAGAACAGCTCGATCATATCATCGAAAGTGATTGTTGCACCTGCCGTTGTCGCACCGTTTTCCGCACCGCCTGTGGCAGAAAAAATACCGGTAGGCTTGCCCTTACCGTCACCAATGAGGAACGCTTCTTCTTCCTTTGTGCCAATTCTGCGTGCAAATTCCTTTGCGATGTAGGACGGCAGATCGAAAACGGAATCGTTCAGAAGTTCCTCGGAAATCTTGATAGCAGTGCCGACCTTGTAAGCAGAAAGTGCGATCTGACCGAAAGCGTCATCGGAGAGGGTGTATGCCTCTTCCTCCTCCATCCAGACCGCCTCGCCCTTCTGGGTAATAACGGGAATCTTACGGTCGCCGTGAGCTGTCTGAATTCTTGTGGCAAGGGGACGGAATACATTCTCTTCCTCCAGTGCTGCAATGAGCTTCTTTTCAAACTCATCCGGCACGAGATAGCCGCCCTCGGTGTCCTCGCCAATCTGCAGAGCGTTTCTTACATCCGCAAAGTTTCTGTTGCGGACATTGTTCCAGAAAGCCTTGCTGTATTCCGCAGTTGCAGTAGAGGGCGTTTCGGGAGTGTCGATGTGTGTGCCGGGAGTGGTCACAACCGGCGTTGTGGTCGCAGCACTCATCTCACGGGCAAGCTTTTCCTGACGCTCAAGGCGGTCGATTTCCTTGCCGAGGTCAACGATCTGCTGTTCCATGGCATCGTAGGTCTTGCCGTCCTCCTCGGAAAGCAGACCGCTTGCATTTCTCTTGGAATCGAGGAAATCACGGGCGGTATCCCATGCTTTTGCTCTCTTTTCTCTCAGTTCCTGAATCGTCATAATATATCAGCCTCCTTGTTATTTCAGCAGAGCCAGACGCTTGTCCAGCTGTGCAATGGGTACGGATTTATCACACGCAGAAATTTTCTGCATGAAAGAAGCCGCAGTGTGGGACGGTGTGTACATCATCGATGCAGCATCCCTCTGCGGCTTTTTCTCATTTTCTTCGGCAGGCTCATCATCAAAATCACTGCCGTCATCGGTATCTTCCTCTTCTTCGGATTTCTCTGTTTCTTCGGGAGAATCCTCCTGTTCGGGTTCTTTCGCAGGCTGTTTTTCCTTTGCAAACAGAATGCCGTCAACAAAACCGAGCTGCAATGCCTTTTTCGCATTCAGCCAAGTTTCCTCCGACATCATTTTCGCAATCTTCGCACGGCTGAGGTGGCATTTCTCCTCATAAGCGTTGATGATGGATTCCTTGACTTCTTCAAGAAGTTCAATGGCTTTCTCCATATCTGCCTTGTTGCCGGATGCAAAACACGCAGGGTCATGGATCATCAGCATTGCAGTCGGTGCAATCAGTGTTTCATCACCAGCCATCGCCACAACGGAAGCGGCAGATGCAGCAAGAGCGTTGATTTTCACAGTGACCTTGCCTTTGTGACTGCGGAGCATTGTATAAATCTGCGATGCGGCAAACACATCACCGCCGGGGCTGTTCAGCCAGACGGTAAGATCACCCTTGACCTTGCTCAATTCATCACGGAACAGGGCAGGCGTGACCTCATCACCGAACCATGTGTCTTCCGAAATGGGGCCGTTGAATAGCAGTTCTGTTTCGTTGGTATCTTCGTTTTTCACGAAGTTCCAAAATTTCTTCATTGTGCAGTTTCCTCCTTTGTTTTATTTACGGAATAAGCAATTCCCGCATCAGAAAGGCGGCTCATCGAGCCGTTCACCAGATACAGATTGCCGCCTTCCTCATCGGGAATTGCGTTCATGTCCTCCAGCTCACGGATATCGTTTGCGGACATCCAGCCGTTCTGTCTTGCAGTTGCATAGCCCTGCATACGGCTTGCATAGTCTCCACGCAGCAGACCTTCCACATTGAATTTAATGAAATAGCGCCCCTTTTCGGAATCCGAAAGAAGCGCCTTCTGTAGTCCCTGTTCCCAGCGTACCAGCCACGGATCAAGGGTGTATTTAACGAATTCGAGCGACAGATGCTCGATGTTGGAGAAGGTGGCGTGGTCGAGGTCGCCGATCATGTGCAGCGGCACACGGTACAGGCGGGCAATTTCCTCGATCTGAAACTTTCTGGTTTCAAGGAACTGCGCCTCATTATTCGGAATGGAAATCGGCGTGTACTTCATGCCTTCTTCGAGGATGGCGGTCTTGTGCGCATTGCTGCTGCCGTAAGCCCGCTGCCAGGCCTCACGCACACGCTCCGGATTCTTGATCACGCCCGGATGCTCCAACACCGCTGACGGCGATGCACCATTGGCAAAGAACGATGCGCCGTATTCGTCGCAGGCGACCGCCAGACCGAGTGCGTTCTTCGCCATTGCAATGGGGCTGTATCCGACCAGACCGTCAAAGCCCAAGCCGGGAATATGCAGCACCTGTTCCATTGGCAGAATGATCTCGCCCTGCTGCCTGAAATTCGGGTTGTGTTCGTCGTACCGGCTGTAGCGGTAAATGAGCCTGCCGCGATCGTCGCGGTCAACACGCACCTTATCCGGCATCAGCGGATACAGTCCGATGACATCACCTCTGCCGTTCCGGATGATCTGCGCATAGGCGTTGCCGTAGATCAGCAGATGTGCCATCAGCGTTTCCCTGAAAACGAACGATGTCATTTCAGGATTTGGCTGGTCATGCAGCAAAAAATAAAGCGGGTGCTTCGGCACTCGCTCTTTTCCGTTATCGGTGTATTGGTAAACGTGCAGCGGCAGTTGTGCAATTGCCTCCGACAGCACTCTTACGCAGGCGTAAACCGCAATGATCTGCATCGCCGTGCGGTCGTTGACTCGCTTACCCGCATGAGTCCGTCCGAAGAAATAAGTGTAGGACGGGCTGTCGTAGCTGTCCTTCGGCTTGTCCCTCGACCGGAACAGTCCGCTGAAAATGCCCATGTGCTTCACTCCTTTACATAACAAAGCCCCTCCTAAAATGGAGAGGCTGTTTTATCATATATCATATTCATCAGCTATAAAATGAGCAATAAACCTATTTTTCCATATGATTTTGAAAGTTACAAATTCATAGTTTCTATGATATAATTGATGTCTAATGACTCCTATTGCATGAACATAAGGTACTTTTAAAGAACATGGAAAAGAAGTAGTAATAAATTTGTGTAATTCAAATTCTGTCCTCGCGTTGGCTTCGCTAAAGTCGACTTGTTCTCCCATTGACTGTCTTTCTTCTAATTCTTCATAGTACTTATCACCAATGCCTATGAGAGTATTATAAAATGAAATATCAGGATATAGAACATCAATCGGATCATATTCAAATACTCCATTATCTATTTTATAAAAAGACACTTTCGACAGATAATCGCCTTCTTGCTCTACAGAAGCTACATAGATTAATCCTGTTCGTTGCTGTAAACGCTGTGCAGTATAATAATGAAGATCTAAACCTAAAAGCTCATAGAATTCAAATTCAAATTTGCTAATCAAAAAAGGATCCTCTAATATAATCAAATTCTCACAATTTACATAGCTTGCATTTGGTGACCAGTTATATGATCCTACAAGAACTTTTTCACCATCAATTATACACATTTTTTCATGCATTAGTACTCCGTTTGGAAGCGAGGCATGGCGGAAGATAAATAAATTTTCTTTTCCAACAGATTTAGAATAATCTATTAATTCTACAATTTCATTGT